GCGTATCTTGGCTTCTTCCAACAGCTTCATAAACTTCTTCTGATTACGGTTCGCAACCTTCTCGGTCATCGCCCTACCCAAGAACTCAACGGCTCTTTCTTCTCTGGCGTGAACGGCTGATAGGGGTTCAGCCGGTAAATCCAACCTAGCCCTGCGCGGCCCAAACTCACCAAAAAGCTCCAGAAAATCTTGACGCAGTTTTCGATCTCTGGGATTCGATGACCATTGCAGATCATCCAACCAGTTGTGTAAACCTTCGTGGGCTATTGCGTGCTTCGACATACGCCGAGGGTCAACAGTTACGCTTCGTGTATCATAGGTGGCGAAACCACCGGCTAGACCGCCTTCTGGGTGGTCAATGCTTCTGATTGCTTCGGTCAGGTTGAAACCCCGGATCAGCGCAAGCCTGTTCAGTATGTCTATGACCTCCGGGTCTAGTGGTTTTAGCCTTCTTCCCGTTTTACCTGTGACCTCACGCCTTTCTATTTCCAGCTTCCTTCTGGCCTCACCGATAAGCTTCCGCATACCAATGGCATGATCGTGAAATTGTTTCTGTAGTCTGCTGGCTGTAATCTTGTCAATGAACTGCCAGCCAGTAGTACCATCCGGCCTTACAACGGCTTTTTGTACGGAACCGTTGGCTAAGACCCGTACAGGATTCTGTATAACTGTGCCTGTTTTGGGATCTACACCTGTGGGTTCCCAGATATCCAGCCTGTCTATCAACGGCTCACCATCACGGTCTACGATACGTTCGCTGGCTTCCCTAGGAACCTTGGCTACCTTGATAGTTCTTCGCTTGCCGGTAACAGGATCAAGAATCCTCACAGGCTCGGCTGCGCTGGAGAACAGTCTTGTTATGGCCCTCTCATGCGCCCTGCTAACGTCTGCTTCCAGCACCTTGTCTGCTTTGTCTATCTTTCTCCGCGCCTTGTTTACAGCAGTCTGTGCCTGCTTCTTTTCTCTGACACTAAAAGTAACACCTTCGTCCTTTGTTACAGCAAGCCTTTGCTGGGCAACCTCCAACTCCTGTACACCCTCTTCACGCGATAACCTAGCTTTCTGCTTGATTGCTTCCGACGCACCGTAAATTTCAACGTGCCTCTCCGGGGATACCATTTGTGCAGCAGCAACCTCATCTGCCGTCAGAGGCACAGCACCAATACCCGGCCTTTGCATAGACCTAGCTGCTGGCCCCGGCTCAAACGGCTCCAGAAAACTCGCGCCCCTTGTAACGTGTGCCTCAATGGTGGCGGCAACGCCTGCATCTGTGGGAGTCAATGCGTCCTCTATCACACCAACCTTACGACCTATATCACCCTCGTAAACTTCTCCCTTGTTGTATAAGCTGGTGTATCCCACATCACCTATCTGCGACCTTAGAGTAGCATAGGCAGGTATTGGCTCACGCCAAGGGTTGAACATTTTGTTAGGATTACGACCCTTGGCTTCAGCTCTTAGCTCACCTTTCGCAACGAGTGCCTTCAATCCCGGTGGCTTAAACGTGGGCCGTTGCAGAGTTGCGCCGATACCCGCTGCGATAGCTAGTCTGCTGGGGTCGAACTTTCCGTGTGCAAGCTGAAAGCCTCCCTCAATGGCTGTATCAAAGGTTGCGCCAAGTGCCATCTCTGCTAATGCTTGCTTTTCTCCCGGTGCGACTCTTCCCAGCGGCGATTCAAAACCAAGTTTAGACCGTGTCGGGCCTGCTAATCCAGAACGAGTTGTAAAGCTAGTTGAGGTGGGAACGTCTGCTCTAGTAAACCCCTTGCCCCAGCCAAGTTTACCTGTCAAAGCCTGTTTTACTCCGCTTAAACCTTTGACAAACTGTGTTGGTGAAGGCCTGAAAGCCAATCCCGCAGGAGCCATCGAACCGGCAAAAGACCAGTTAGGGTTTGCCATATACGCCTCTTGACGTTCCCTTGCCAGCTCAGCCTCTTGCCTGTCAGTAAGAACGGCAGCTTCAGCAACGTCCTGACCCAAGCTGCCGCCGACTGCACCAAGAAGACCAGCACCACCCATAAGAGCTAGACCGGGCCAGAAACCGATGCCAGTACCTGTCATGTAAGCACCAGCAGTCATCATAGCACCGGCTGCACCTACCCCTGCGCCTGCGTGTTCCTTGGCAGCTTTCCAAGCAGAACCGGGGCCGCTCCAGTATTCTCCCAAATACTCCTCAAGATCATCTTCTGGTATTGCAGCATACCTGTTGGGATCATAGCCCATCTCTCGCAGCCTAGCGTCCAGAAGCAAATTAGAACCCACAGGGTAACGATCAAGAAGTGAGCTAGGTCGCCTTTCTACTATGTGTAACTGAGGCATTGTTTATGGCAACAGATTAGACGGTGGTGCGTTAGTTCTGACCCCTGATGTTGGAGGAAACGGCAGCGGCCAATCAACTCTAGCGGGAGTTAATCCTGACCCTCCCGGTTGATTGAAGAACGGATCGTTAAGAAGTGGATTACGTGATCCAGCCGCCGCTTTTCGGGCTTCTGACTGCATTAGATAGCCCTTCAACTGCCCAAGCTTTAATCTCATATCAAACCTCTGAGGCCCACCTGTACGCAAAAATTCCTGCCCCTCCCGTGTATTAACAAGCCACGATTCAAGAGACTCAATCGCCATGATCTCCTGTCTCTTGGCAGCTAAGTGTGCATCAGCCTCTGTACTCAACAAATCCTCACCTACAGCTCTCTGCACGGCAAGACGGTGTGTATTCAACAAATTTTCAAGTTCTAAGCCAACAATTTGTTTATCAACTATCATTTTGGCGTAGTCAGGAGGTAAAAGATTGTGTACTTGCTTGGCTAAATCATCAGCGCGTCTTTTAGTCGCTACATCTATTGCACCTGTCGCTGTCTTTTGCCCCGCTTGTGTCAAAGCCTCACTTTGTAACAAAGCTGGGGTTACTTCACGCTGTAACACAGAAAGCTCTGCCTTTTGCGGATCAGTTATCTGTGGCCTAGCACCTGCAATAAAATCCTCCCTCGATATCATCGGAGACTCACCAAAGGCTGTTGATTTGAGATATCTTTGCTCTCGCGGAGTCGTTGGTAAACCGCTCAAATGCTGTCTACGCTGTTCATCTGCGATTCTTTTCAGCTTGAGCTGGTCAGCAAAAGCCTGCTTACGATTAAACTCCTCTAACGCCACGCGCTTACGCTCAGCTACAGCTCTGGGTGACGAAGCACGTTTGATAGCCGATCTTTGCTGACTTGCAGCACTCTTTCTTTGCTGTTGTCGAAGTTCTTTGGCGGTAGCATCTCTTGCACCCCTGCCACGCTGCCACATAAGCTCTTTCGTCTTACGCTCTTGCTCAGGCTGTATCGCACCACGGACATCAGCCAAGTTCCGCTGACTTACCGTACCTGCACCATATCGAAATGGAGACACCTTACGCTCCTGTGGGACGTACATACCTTGAGCGCGTAGCTCCTCTATTAACCTACGCTCCTCTTCGTCGAGAGGTCTGCCCATGTTGTATTCGCCACCGAGCGCACCGCTTAATATATCACCAAGACTTGCCATAATAATTACTTCCTTTGACTGTTGGGGTTAAGCCAATCAGTTCTAGACTTTCCGCCTCTTGCTAGTGTGTCGAAAAAGTTACCACCTGCGGTTACACCTTGCATTAAATTAGAGGGCATACCCGGCATCTGGTTAGAGTAGTTCTGCACCGGCTGCACACCTTGGAATCCTGCGGCTATCTGGTTAGTGCCACTGCCTCTGCCTAACACAGCCTGTACAGGATCATAACCTGACCTAGAGCCAGCCATAAAGTTAGTTGCTGTCTGCAAGGCATTACCCAGCGCAGCCCTCTTGCGGTCTAGGGCAGAGCCAAACTGCATGGCGTTCTCGATGGCTGTGAGGTTGCCACCGCCCCCGGCTTGGCCTCTTTGCAAATTCCGTCTGGCGTTCATACGCTCTATCTCTGCACGCTCACCACCGGAGAGGCCACCCATGTTTATGCTACCCAAAAGTTCCTGTAACTTCTGCACCCCCGTCTCTCTGGCTTGCATCCACGGCTGATCAGTTATAGCCAACTGATCCATGACATTCTGAGCCATATACGGCCCTTGCAAATCCATGATGCTCTTATCCGTACCAGCAGCCAGCCTACGCAATACGTGATCTACCTCACCACTAAGGCCAGCGTAGTCAACTGCACCCGGTATAAAGCCTTCTTTATAGTCCTTAATACCCTCTGTACCTTGTGCAGTCTCCCAAGCTAGTCGCTGTTCTTGAGGGGTGAACTGCCTCTGCATATCGAGGTCTTTTTGCATCATCGCTTCTACCTCGTCACGATGCGCCCTCATTATCCTAGGATAAGATTCTGCGTACGCTTTACCGTAGTCTTTGCCTACATCTTTACCTGACCGCTCGCCTTCCTTACCTGCCCAGTAGTCAATCCCAAGGCCTATCGCTTCGGGCCAACCGAAGTCTGATCCAAAAAATCCGTCACCGTTTGCCATATCTCTATCTCCTTAACTGGCCAACACCCCTGCTGTCCTTAGACTCGCAAGAAGCGCATTGATTGTTGTTGTGTTATTACCTGTCGTACTACTGGACACATCTGACACCGTTGCCGCTTGTTTTACCGAACCATAAGCTGCCGTTGTTGCCGCTGGCACGGTAATCCCCGCCAACCACGTGTCAAAATCATCCTTACTGGTGAACAACGTCACCTTGTCCGACTTCGTTACTGAACTTGTTACTGCTATTGACATATCACGCCGAGTATGCTTGGTTAATAAGTGACGACTTCAGCGTCACATCCTTTGCCTCCAGCCTTATCTGAGAAAGCTTGGGCGACCCTTGTAAATAAATTCTGTACTTGATCTTCCATCCTTGACAACCGGACTGCCAGTTAAACGCCAGATTCGCATGGGTGTTTACGTCAAACTCTACCGGAAACACCACCGGGTATCTTACGCCTGACTGTATTAAAGGCAATCCCCTAGTCTGCAAACCGCCATGCGTACCATCTGTACGCACATCATCCACGAATTGCGAGACGGACACATAGCCTGCATTACGGCCCTCTGCGTCGTCGGCCACAGCCGCGTTGGACAGGATACCTGCCACCTTGGTCGCGCTATTCGACAGGGAGCGGCCTTCCTGACCAGAAGTGGCAAACTCCTTATAGACCAGAGTGGCCCCGCTATCGAAGAACACCGTGGTATTGTGTATCGGCAGGTTGTCCGTCGTGACTGCCGTGTCGCCCTCTTGGAACTCGTCCACGGTAATGTAGAGGCTTGTGGAAGAGCCACTATGCAACTCTGTGGTTGCTGTCGAGGGGTAGACTCCCGGTGGGTAGCCGTCGCCGTTGTTGATCTTGAACGTGTGGTAGGCCTCAAAAGGCTTGTTGAACATCATGTTCATCGAGAGAGGCTTCAACTCCACCTTGGGATCGGGCGTACTGTACGCCTTGGTATCCACACGGCCTATAGCAAATTCGGTGCTGCCATAAAGATGCTTAACCCAGAAAGACTTGCTGCTGGGGTCGTCTGTGACCGCAAACAGGTCTTTGCCGCCTGCCGTCGTGACACCCACGGCCATACCCCTTATCGGCGTACAGTAGCTATTCGCATCGAATACATCCACCGAAGTAGCTTCCTCATCCTCGTCTTCCCACGCAACACCTGTCCCACTAGACTCCTGACGATCAAGGCTCACAAACTTCTTGGTGGCCATGTCGTAGACCACGGTAAGATACTGTTCGGGCAGACTTGTCAACACATGAAAGAGTGCATAACCGTCGTGTACCACGGCACATTGGAAAGTGCCATCCTGTGCTACGTCCTTGAATATGTCAGAGATCGGCCAAGAAAATATGTCATTTCTTGCGATGGTCTCCGACTGCTGCACCGCGTTGAAAGAGCGTATCCCATGCCTGTCGATGAAAGCCGTGTCACCCAGCAGGTCTATGACCGAGTTCTGATTCACCGGCCCCGTGCTAAACAAGAACTTCTTGGTGAAGGTCGGCTCACCAAAGATCGTGTTCGTCGCATCAGGCTTGACGGCATAGCTTGAGTTCAGCGCACCAACAAAGAGTTCCTCCGTGTTCAAGGACTTGAGACAGGTTATAGGATCGTTGCTTACCGTGTAGGCCACAGCCTCTACACCGCCTATGGCTTCCTTGTCGTGTATCTTAGCACCGTCCTCGTTCACAGGAACCATGAAATCCAGAGGACGCCCACTAACACTATGGTATAGCTTTGTCCCATCAGCAGACGCCACGTACAGTTTGCCCCCGTGAAAAGCCATCTGCTTGCCTATCGGCACATACTCACGAAAACCGACTATCCCTAGCTCATCGTCCTCAACACGTGTGCCAGACAGAACCCCACCTAGACCAGTATCTCCTATAGAGTTGGAGTCATTCACAGTAAGTACACCCCCACCTGTAAACTTAATGACCGCACCTGAGTTAATCGCTACAGGGATGGCATCCACGGTATACGTAGTTGAACCTGTGTCATAACCAGCACCGTTGTTTATCCTGACGAAGTTCGGCCTCCACTGGTCATAGCCCATCAACTGTCTGGCTGTGACTACGGCATCCGAGTCTATCTCAATCAAGTTCGGCTGGTTCGTGCCGTCCTGTACGATTATACCTGCGACTGTCGGGGGTATCCGCTTGGTGTAGTCCGACTGACCCCCTGCGCTGGCGTTGTCCGATGAGGTAGCCTTGCCCACGAAGTTATCATACGAGGGCGGGACAACTGCGGTGAATACAAACTCGGCAGTTTCCGCCAAGCGTATCGTGCCTGTGCCTGTAGTCACACCATTAGAGTACGCTGCGGGTTTCGTATGGGTACTTGAGGTAGTCCAGACCGTCGTAAACGTGTCGCTGTCCTTGGACTTCTTGAGGCAGATGCCGTCCACGAAAACAAAGAAATACGGGTCTACAAAAATGATCCCTTGTACCCTGGGGTCTGTCGCGCTATAACCTCCAAGCGCATTGGTCGTGTTGAACGCCTTAGCCTTCTTGACGCACTCCAGCGCATCGTGGCGATTCCGCACGTTATAGGCCAGCCCATACTCGTTAGTGCCGAGTCTGGTGTCATCAACACCAAGATTCATCCCGCCACCAAAAGACTGTTGTATGAAATCTGCCATTAGCGGGAGGTCTTCGTGTACTTGTTGATAAGGGAGATCGTAAGCTTGTCGTGCGGATGCTTGTCGAACCGGATCTTCTGCCGCTGGCCGCGCTGCAAGTCTGAGTTACGCCGACCCATACTCCGCGAGGCCTTCTTGTCGTACAGCATAGCTTCCTCGATCTTGCCCTGTTCCTCCATATAGAGCTGCATCACCTTGTTCACGATGATATTATCGTAGCCATCCGCCGGGAACTCGTCGCTGTCCTTGCTTAGATAGGGAAGCTTCTTCTTGTAGACCACCTCCAGCGTATGTTCGTCATCCTGTGCCGCAGTGGATTCCCACGGAAACTCGCTGACATCCACGATCAGGTACTGTGACTCCTTCTCGTTGTTGGGTATGATCGCAACCACGGTGTCGTCCGACTCCTTGATGCTGATATCGTAGGTGCAGATATCCGACTTAATGATGGATTCTATCGCCGTGAACGTGGTGGAGAAAGTGTTGCTTGTGGCATCCATGTCCACGGTTTCCACGAAACGGCTGGCGTCCGAGCGAGTGCCTATAACCGTGAGCGATATGTCCGTCATAGCCTGTGTCGCCGTGGCCTTCATGCTGGCAAAGCTTGTGGGAGTTACCTTGAACGGCTCGTAGCCCTTGATACGCCACGTGCGATCATCCTGCTCCAGATTATTGTATGCGTAGCGTTCGGTAAGGTTGGACAGGTTCCAAGGGTACTTGCTTTCCTTTTCCCTCACAGCCCGTATGGAACTCACGTTGCTGGGCAGGGCTATCGTCTTGTTGCCTTGGACATAGAAGGAGTCCTCCACAAGACTCCCCACCATATCAGACTCCTCGTATAATTCCTGCGCCCCCTCATTGAGGTAGCCCAACATAATAGAACGCTGATGGTTGTCGTTGGGGTTAATCCCCAGCTTCTTACCTACCCTGTCCAGTATGTATTCTACACTCATCTTGCTGTTACCGCCGTTACCGAACCCCGACTACGCGCCGTCACGGCAACCTTAGACCCCTTGGAACGAGCGGTCTTCGCGCTCACCGAGTCCTTAGCCCTTGCCGTTACTGCCACCGTAGCCATTACCTTCGTCTCTCTATCTCGTACTCAAGCCCGTTTATCGTCTTGAGTGCCTCCCTCGTAAACTCAGGGGCCGCTTGAGCCGCCGCTGGAAACTCCGGATGCCTCATCAGCCTCTCGCTGTTTTCCAGCTTCACGCTTACGCAACCACTCATCAACAGAAGCGTCAACAGCAGCATCCTTTTGGGAACGCCGCTGCTGCGCCTGTTGTTCTCTAAGCATATCAACCGCATTGCCGAACAAGTCTGCAAGCGCAGGAAACGCTTTAAGAACCGCTATTATCAGACTCAGCACCCGTGTCTGATTGAATGCCCTTGCGTAGGAAAACGGCCAGCAACGAGGTAATGACGAGGTTAATCATCATTCCAAGTTCCATATCACCGCTAAAGTACGCACCCACTGCTGCCAAGATTCCTCCCACAGCCGTCATGTATGTTTTCTTGCCTTTAAGCATATTTTGTCTTTTTTGTTCCCTTTTTTGTTTTCGTTGCTTTCGCAACCCTCTTGCCTTGACGTTTAGCAGCCGCATTCGCAGCCCTTATACCCGCTGGGGTATACGCATAATGTTTTCCACCTACCTTTGGCATATTATATATCCTTTATCTGTTTCCGTATCTTCAACACAATATAAATCAAAGTGGCCAGACTGATTCCTACCTTCAACAGTATGTCAATCTCAAGCATCCAGTTACCTAAACCTGTTACAGACGCAAAGCCAACCTTTAAGTCGTCAAGATTCATCCTCCCGGTGGTCTCCAGTTAGGATTAGAAGGGCTACGAGCATAATCTCTGGCTTCTTGAACCATAGCACGCCTACTAGGGCCGGGAGCAATAGGACTTCTCGTTTCTCGCGTAACACCGATAGTAGGCCTTGGCCCCTCGTAGAATGGACTCATGGGCTTTGGCGTTCTTGCTGGCTGCTGCGCCCACGGTGCTGATGGAGAACCCATAGCTTGTGGTGTAGCCATATAGCCACTTACCTGACCGCTTGATACAGGAACACCTTGAAACGATCCAACATTTGAACCTGCACCGCCGTAAGGTTGTAAGTCTTGAATTGATCTTAGCAGATTACCGAGAGACGGCTCTTGTGGCGTTTGATACCGAGGGCCAGTAGCTAGGCCTCCCGGCGCGAAATGCTGACCATAAGGGCCAGAGGGAGAGTCACCATAACCGCCGCTACCCCATACATGGCTAGTTCCTTGTGGTGGACTAGTATATCTGTGTGGATAATAAGGCTGTAAATCCGGCACTTGCCTTTGCACCTGTTCTCGTCCAATGTCTCTGGGATCAACTAGTGGCATTACTGTATACTTTCTTCCTTCTTCTCAGGTTCAGCTTTCTCTTCAAAGCTGGCCGTCAACAAACCCATGAAGTGATTTCTACCACCGTGGGCTTGTTCCAAGTTGAAGCTGATCGTGCGAATCTTGTTCTCCAAGTCAGCCACATGATTCAGCAGCACAACTTGTTCTTGAGACAAGTCTGCTA